AGTTGTTAAGAAATACGAAAGAGAACAGCAAGTTGATCTAATTAGATTTAAAAAACAACTCACTGAATCTGTTAGTGCATATTTGGAAGAATTTTTGAGTGAATCCATTCCTGCTAAAGATATTGAGCAAGCAGTTAAGAATAAAACCGCTATGAACGTGTTGGGAAATCTTCGCAAAGTGTTTGCAATTGATTCTGCTGTCATGAAAGAATCTGTGTCCGATGCAATTCTACAAGGTAAAAATGAATTGGATAAACTTCGTAATGAGAACGCTTCTTTGAAGAGCAATCTTAAATCTATCACTGAAGAAAAGAATAACACACAAGTTAAACTTTTCATCGAAGGTAAGACTTCCAAGTATCCTGAATCTAAAAAGAACTTCATCAAGAAAGCTCTTGGTGACAAGTCTCTTACTTTTATCAAAGAAAATTTCGATTACACAGTTCGTCTCTTTGAAAAACAAGAGAAAAAACAACTTGAAGTAATCAAGGAAGAAGCTCTCCAAAATCGTAAACATAAGCCAGATTTCGTGAAAAATCAAAAAATCATCACGGAAAAGGTAAATAATGATGTAGAGGAGAATGATCCTTATCTGAGTGTCCTTCAAACGATGGAATTCAGAAGATAATTTCCACCCCGCACTATGAGGAATTAATTCCTGAACAAATGTGAATAGAAAATCAAATATATATGAATATCCCGCAAACTGATTTAAATGGCTCAAAAATGCAACGCGCAGTCGCTAAATGGCGTAAAGTGCTGGACTATAGCTCGAACTCGATTCCTGCTATCCAGAACGAACACGTCTATAAGACAACCGCTATGCTGCTTGAGAACCAAGAACAGTGGTGCTTTCAAGAATCCAATACTGCCGCTAGCGGTGGTGTGTTTGGAGCAACGACTTCCATTGGCAATGGTATCGCTAATACCGATGCTTATGCTACTGGTGATGCTCGTCTTCCAAAGATTCTGATTCCTATGATTAGACGTACTTTCCCTGAATTGATTTCCAATGAGATCGTAGGCGTTCAGCCTATGGGCGGACCTGTCGGTCTTGCTTTCGCTCTTCGTTATGCCTACCAAGGTGATACTTTGAGCGATGGTGGTATCGACGGATACGCTAGTCAAGGTGGAACTGGCTCCAGTTTCGGTAATCAGCTTAAAGCTGCTTACACTGGTAGCACTGGTCTTCCGAACGACGAACTTGGTTATCAACTTCTGGACACACGTTTCACTGGCACATCTGCTGGTTTCCTCTCTGGTCATGCCGAGTGGACATTCGCAGATCAAGACCGTGGTATTGCTGAACTTTTGAGCAACTACGAATTGACGGGTAAAATCCCTCAAATCGAACTCAAGTTTGACAAAACTGCTGTTGAAGCTGGGACACGTAGACTTGCAACTCGTTGGAGTGTAGAGTTGGAACAAGACATCAAAAACATGAACGGTATCGATATCGATGGAGAACTTACGAATGCAATGTCGTATGAGATCCAAGCTGAAATCGACCGTGAAGTTGTGATGCGTATGATCCAAACCGCTTTCAATGCTGGTGCTGGCGCAGGTTTCTCCATCTGGAGTCCTGTTAGTGCGGATGGTCGTTGGACTGCTGAAAGAAATATTACCTTCTATCAACGCCTTATTATCGAAAGTGGTCGTATGGCTGCTCGTAACCGTAGAGGTGCCGCTAACTTTGTTATCGCCACTCCTCGCGTTTGCAGCATCCTCGAAATGCTTCCTGACTTTAAGGTTTACGAAATCAATGGCACCGTTTCGACGGCTGGTGTTGGTATCGCAAAAGTTGGTACTGTTGGTAGCCGCTGGACGGTTTATCGTGATACTCGGACTGAAGTTCAGAACACTTCACTCTATAGCCCTAACTACTACTCTGGTCAAACCAGCGGTGTAGAATATGCGCTATTGGGTTACAAAGGTTCTGAATACTATGACACAGGTATTATTTACTGCCCATACATCCCGATTATGGTGCAACGCACAATTGGACCGAATGATTTCGCTCCTCGCGTTGGACTCATGACCCGTTATGGTATTGTAAATAACATCTTTGGTGCTAATCTTTATTATCACCTGATCATTGTCAAAGGTCTTGGTACTGCGTTTACTCCTGGTTCTGTATCGACATATTTATAATTTATTATAAATTGTTGAAGCTCAAGTAGTTACAACCAAACAAATTTGAAACCCGATGCACCGAAGAGCATCGGGTTTCCTCGTTTATATATGTATCATATAATTCTTTATCATAATTTCTAAAATTTGATCAGTTTTGCTAAATAATAATATGAGCATTTATACGTTCCAACAAAACCTTCTTTCCGCTGCAAAAACTGGTAGTCCCAATCTTACCAACACGACACTCTCTGCAACAGGTGTCACATTCCTATCTGGTGCTAACGTATTTGTTACAACCAGACAAGTAGGTGTAGTTTCCTTATCTACTACTGATGTGGGTCTAGCATTCAATCCTGTTGAATTTTCAGTAGGCTCTACAGTTAATACTGCATCTGCATTCTCCCTTGCTGCTTATCCAAGTGTCACGGTAAATGTTCTTGGTTCGGTATTTAATATTCCAGCATCGCTCCACAATACTCAAATGGCTATTGTGAATACTGATAATTCATTTTCTGTGTTCCCATTCCTGAGTTCTGTTGCCACTGTTCCAACATCAGCATTCTCAGAAACCTTCTCTGTATCTACCCCTGATGCTCGTAGAAAGAGATTGCTAGGATATTAATAACAAGATACTTTTAGTCTTTATTTGTATATGAAAGCACACGGTTGATTCGTGTGCTTTTCTCTTAAATAGTAATATGTATAATAGGGGAAGTGGTTCAGGCGCAGAATCCAAAAGAACTGACGAATCATTTTATAGTGGTATTGTCGTGAAGAACGATGATCCTTTGAAATTGAATAGAGTAAAAATTTATATTCCCGAATTATCTAACCAACCTTTTGACAATTGGTTGGAAGAATACGATGAAATCAATGTTAAAATGGCAGGTGTCAATAATCCAACTGATAATTGGAATGACATTGCAATATTTAAAGAAATAGCCAATAACCTCCCATGGGCAGACCCATGCTACCCAATAATCGGTGAATCGGGAAATGCTCGATATTACCAAAACGATGAAGATAGTATTTCAACTATTTCTGATTGTAATTATGAAGAAGGGTTTCAAGTGAATGATGAAGAACCCCCAACATTACAAACGGGATCATTCTCACCAGCATTTATCTATGAAAACAAAGATACCATTATGGGAGACGCTTTCAATAAACCAATTGATGTATTCTCTGTGAAGTGTAATACATATTCATTTGGTTACAAATCACAAAAATTTAGTAATAAAACAAAGGGTATAATCGGTGTTCCTGAAGTTGGTTCTAAAGTATGGGTATTCCATTACATGGGAGATTTAAATTTCCCTGTTTATTTTGGTGTTATACAAGATTACAGAAGCCTCACACTTATTAATAGAACCGATAATGAATCAAATATTTCTCCTTATTATCCATCTGATTTTGAAAATTGATTGATACGATACAGTTGACTTTCTAAAATACGTGGTATATATTTGATATGAATAATAATCAGAACGTCAAGCTGACAGACCGCCATGAGTAGAAGACTGGAATGCCCCAAGTGCGGCACTATGAACAAAGCTGGAACCGTCTGCGAGTGCTATGGCGGTTCTCGTCCAGCGACTTGTTCGGCTTCTTCGGAGGCGGTGCAATATGCTGACTACGTCTTGAACCACTATGCCCGAGATAGTTATGCGGACAAACTGTGCCTCGCCCGTGATTTGGAGAGGCATGGGTGGGAGAAATCGCAATATGCAAATCTGCGCGATGCTGTCGATACCCTCACCCTCCAACGCAACGAGCCAACAGACTCCGAATCCACCAAGACCGTCAACGCGGTGGGCATTAGATCCAGTGACTTGTTCGGCGATTTGAGTGCGGATGCGAAACAAGCGGTCGCATGGCTGTTTAGTGACCATGCCAAAAAGCTCTCAGTCATCGAGGCTCGCGCCTGCATCTTGGAAGGATGGGGAAAGCGCGTGGATGACGAACTGCGAGCTTACTTTTCGCCGAACGCCGAGGCCATCCACGGCGAGAAAGGATCTACACCATGAAGAAAGACGATGAACGCCGTTGGATGCGCCGCCTTGTTCGCTGGGGCTGGTTTGCATGTTTTCTCGGGAACCATGAGTGGTATCGTCGCCTCTACGGAGGTCTTTGGGCGCATGTCCACGTCGAGGAACCTTGCTACTCCTGCATGTGGCTCAACTGCCCCGTGGGTGCTGATGAAACCTACCGCGAATGGAACTGGCGCGGCACTCCAGAGTTCCGCAATTACGATTCAGCGAACACTAAAAAGCACACATCCCTGACCGAGAGCAAGGATGAAAACGTGAAAAACAATCTCTCACCAGAAACCTTAGAAACAACGGAGGGTCAGGGATTGTATGACTCGCCTTGTTCGGCTTCTTCACTTGTATCGTTGCGTGAGTATGATCGGATGGTTACAAATTATGATAAGCTGAGAATGGCGGTAATTGGTGATGTGTTACCTGAAATGTCTGATGGTTACACACTTCTTAGGACTGATTGGAAGGTGGAAGAACGATGAAAAATATAAATAGTGAAATAAATGTCTTCATGGTTAAATAAAAGTGTATGAAAACTGATACGTTTATTAAGGAATGGTTGGAAAATGCTGAAAGGATAGCGCGAATTCAGGAGGAGTCCGATGCTGAATACTTCAAGAATCGGCAACCGAAAGGCTACCATCATCTACCATATGTTGCAAACGACCTACGGGAAATCGCTGACCTCCTAGAACTACCTCAACATGATTCGTTGGATCAAGACCAATCTGGATGGTTCCGTGATCTTGTCCTTGCTTGCCAATGAACTTTTATAGGAATCGCACAGTCTTAAACCAAAGAGGGGGATCTATCGTATTCAATAATACGAGTGATAATGAAGCTGTTCACATTTCCCAAAGATCGGGAAGTAATATTCTACTCAATAATGTAGTTAATTCTGAATTAGCCACAAACAATAAACAAAAATTGGTATTGGGTGATGAATTTAATACTGTTAAAGGAGATTCCAGCAATTTTATATTGGGGGGGAAAAATGAACGAGTTGGGGGGACTGTTTATAATTATAAAGGTTTTGTCGATGAATCGGAAATCCAAGCATTCCAAGAGTGGAAAGATTTAGTAAAACCAATTGCTGATAATAATTCAAAATTTAAAATAAAAAGAGGTGGATTATCATTACCTAATGGTGTATCCAGTTCTCCATCGGGAACTCGCG